TGCGATCAACAAACAGAATAGATCTCAGTGTGGCATCCGTGTTATCCGGAGTTTTCCTGATTTCGTTTGTTGGTTGCAGATGCGTTTTATTCACCGTGTATTCTTCAAAGATTTGGTTCTGGTATCTGTCCACACCCACGCACGCTTTTACCTGTGCTGTGGTTCGCATTATCCGTGCGGGAATAGGTTTTAACATGGCATCCACCCCGCAACAGAAACATTAGGGTTCATCAGTCCGGACTGTTCAAGGTAGAGCAACGCCGCCGGACTGATACTTGTGCTCATTGCCCCACCTCTCCCGGATGCCGAAGCGGCCTTGGCGTGCACAGTCACCTTCCCGACAGTAAACCCGCCGCCGCCAGTCTCATTAATTGAATCCAGTCCATTGAGACTGATGAAATCAATCTGAGAGCAGATCGCAAGGCGGTATGCCGTCTGAGCAAAAGAAGGGAGGGCATCGAAATTCTCATCCGATACCCTCCAATGTGTCATAGCACCAATAATCCGGGAAGCATGAGCATAGAGCGCAGGAAATGAGGTTTCATCAGCGTCAGTCCCCATATAGGTTTCTGTGTACCACTGAAAATCTACAATCGCGCTCATGCGTTCACCTCATCAGGTAGCAGCAGCGTTCACAACGATGCCGCTCTTACGCTGATTCAGAGCGAAAGCACCGTAGTAGTACCGCTCATAATACAGGTATTTACCCTTGCTCTGTGCGGTAGGTGCGCTCATCATGGAAACTTCATACTTCACAGGAGCGGCAACGGCCAGAGGATCAACAAGAATCATGTTGATCTGCTTTGCAGTTTCTGCGGCAACCCAACCCTCAGTGAAGACGAAGGAAGACTTCATGATATCCGAAGGAACTTCGGTAATGCGCACACCATCCAGGCGTGCCACATTGCGATCAATGCCACGGTATCCTTCATCAGTGGAAACAAAGCGAGTAATACCCGCCGCTTCCTTGAGAAGCTTGTAAACTGCCGGAGTAAGATAGGCTTCCACACGATCACGGTTCACACGTGCATCAGTCATTGCCGCCAGGTAGGTGTCCCACTTTTCAAGGATGTTCGCCGCAGTGAGGGTTGTGGTATCCGGAGTGGTAACAAAACTGTAGAGTTTCGCAGCCAGATACGCATCCATTTCCGGGATCTTCTGTTCCTCGTTGAAAACCTTAGTGATATTGGCAATTGTGGCAATGTCGTTGGTTTCGACAATGTCCATAGGATCAATGAGGGTATCCCACTCGCGATCCATATCGAGGGTTACCGACTGATATTCGTTGTTCCAGTTCCGGTCGAAAATGCCAGTAATCTGGTTACGATTCGCCGCCCGTGCACCCTTAACGGAGAGGGAAGGAATGTACATGGTTTTCCCCATGCCAGGTTTATAGAGATTGCTGTTGTTAGAACCCCAGATTGCGCCAAAGTAGCTCAGATAAGGATACTTCTGCGCAAGTGCTTTGCTGTAATCAGCGGCATAGTTTACATTTGTCTGAACAAATGCCATAAGTCTTTACCCCTTTCTTATTTGTCATAGCCCCACGCCTTCTGGAACGCCGCTACTGCACCCTCTGCACCCTTGGGCATAGTGCCAGCATCCGGACTTCCAAAAGTGGGTTTTGTGGGCTGAGTCTGAGGAACAAAGTACTCTTCATACTGAGTCTGGATGCCGGAGAGCTGTTCTGCGATAGGCTTTGCGCCTTCGCCAGTCTGAAGCATGCCGTAAACCTGTTCACGGAATTTGGGTTTCACAGAGGCGAAATCCTCACCGCTGATGGCGCGGAGCATATCCCGTTCATGCGCCAGTTCCATGTATTCCGCAGTTGTTTTCGGATCTACCTCAGTAGGTTTTACCGCCTTCACAGCCTCATCAATTTTTGACTGAACATCAGAAGACAGAACATAGTTGGAAGAAAGACTTCTGCCGGATTCCGTCATGATGTAATCAATCTGCTCATCTGAGAGTCCCTGTGCCTTCAAGTCTGCCCGTTTAAAAAGTGCCATTTTCCGTCCTTTCTTACCGCCCGTGACGATGGGCGAATGATGCAGTTTACCGCCATGCTTCTGGGCGTAATGGTATGAAAAAAGCGGGTTTCCCCGCTCATTCATCAAGGTTTATTCATCATCCGGATCTGGATCTGGATCATTGACAAGGCCATCCGTGCGCCGTCCGTCCAGTGCGTCAAGACAGTTTTTAATCATCACCCGTGCGCCATCCAGAAGCGGCTTTTTCACAGACTCATCCTGAGTCAGATCCACCGTCTGAAGGATTTCTCCGGCCTTGTGCAGAGTCTCACACACAAGCATCATTTCCCTTGGCGCATCGCCATACTCTGGACGGATCATCTTTTTATCATCAATCATGTTTAGCACCTCTTATTTGCCGTTTTTAGCGGTTCTTTTTGCGGATGGAGATTTACTTGCCTTTTCCGTTGCATGCGGTTTTTCCGTCTGTTTCTGCGCCTCTGCGTGCGTTTCCTGATGGATCACCACCGCTTTACACACCTGACAGAACAGCTCACCGTCTTTTCCTGTGTACAATACCGGATGTGTGCATTCCATAAAATTCACCCCTTTCCACGAAGTATTCACTCCGGATCTGTGAAGTTATCTTCCAGATCCGAAAGGACTTACCGAAAATGTTTATCTGTATCCATGCTTCAACGTATGATTTACCGCCTTGGTTGTAGAAAGATAGATAGTGATGCATAAACTCACCCATTCTTCAGAGTGCTTGCAACTTCGTTAAGTATTCGTGCATCTTCTCTGCGGTTGCCATTTAAACCGTGTATGTCATTATCACTAACGAAAATGGGCTGAATGCCTCCAATCAGTAAAAACACGAAACCGGAAGAAACTTTGATGCTTTCTCTGATTTCAACATTTGGAAACGTTTTTATGAGTTTTCTTTCCGCACTTTCTTCTGTCATGTTTTACCATCCTTTATCCAATCTTCCGGAATATCAAATATCTCTGTATTATCCGTTCTAAATATTGTTGTGTTAACTGTGGATGGTGCTTCCAAGCACCCGCCGTTAATCAGATCACCCGTATCAATATCATTCCATGCCGCACTAAGTTGACTATCAATAATCCAGAAATGGCCATCACTTTGCGCGACATTAAATACATGCCCACTTCCATCAGATCGAGCAATCATAACAATGCCTCTAGCACCATCACCCCACTGCGACAGTTGCTCTCGCACGCGCAATGTGTTTTCATGCCCAGAACCACGGAACTGAATTTCTTCTGCATTGCTAAAAATGCTTTTGATAATTGCCGGTGCACCCGCACCGCCTTCTGGAGCGGCTGTTGCTTCAACATTAAAACCTCTTGCCCTCAATTCATATGCAACACCACACCTCTGGCAGTTCACAGTGTATTCCGGCCTTGATAAACTCCAATTAGGGTTTACAGACTTGGCATTATCGCGAATGGTATATGTGCCATTAATCTTTGGGTATTCATATTCCGGAATAAAAACGGATGAATACTGTTTGTATGCCGCATCCCTTTTCTGCGAATACTCATCAAAAACAGCAGAAAGCTTTTCTTTCATTTCGGTTTCTTTGGCTTTAAGCTGTTCCAATCTGGTCTGCTTTTCAAGATCACTTAATGTGCCATCCGATCTGATAGCAATACGCTGTTTCATGAATGGCCCACCATATTCTTCTTTTATTCTTGCCTTTTCATCATCATACCATTTATCAATACTGGCATTGGTACTTTCTAGAACTCCTGCTCTTTCTGCTCTGGCTTTCTTGTATTCTTCTCTGCTCATTATTGGAGCGTTTCCAGTATTGGTTGCCGTACCAGATCCGGAAGAAGTCCCGCCTCCACGATAGAACTGATTGATTTCTCTCTTCTCTGAACTGTCAAACAACTTCGGATCATAGGTATCCTTATCCGGGAAAGTAGGTTTGATGGGCGTATATTCCCGGCTTTTCCTTCTGGCTCTTCCTGTGGCACTGCTGAAGTCATCCAATTTCGCATCTGCCGCCCTGACTCGCTCACGCTGGGCGGCAATCTCTTCCTCAGACGCTCCCTGTGCTTTCAGAACTGCCAGATCCCTTTTCTCATTCCGCAGTTTGCGTTCCAAGGCTCTCTGCTTCTGAGACAGTTCATATTCCTTAGCATTCTCTTCCTCGTTCTGCGCCGGAGGACGGATGCGGGAATACCCCGGGAAAAAAGGAATGGGATAATGTCCGCAGTTTATGCCAAACAGCCCTGCGGGTTCTCCCTTGGATGTTTCAGACTCAGCGTATATACGCACCTTGTTGCCCTGTCCATCCTCAGTTTCCCCGCTTTGGCCTGTTCTGGAAATGACTTTGCCTTGCCAAGGATAGCAGAGAGGCCTAGCTCCATCGTGATAGGAAACCTGATACAGATCTGAGCCATATTGATTCATGCGCTCTGTGACAGCATCCCGTGCCGCATTCGCTACGGTTGTGCGGATATCCATGGTAACGTATCCTTCCGGACTCCAACGCCGTCCGGCATGGTCGATATATCCTGTGATCCCGTTGACAACCATTTTCTTGACTGCGCTCCGCACTGCGGAATTCATGGCAGTCACACCCGTAACCACTTCGCCTGTGGCTGTATTCAGAATGGACTGCGTCTTCTCCATTTTGGCTACAATATCCGATACAGTAGCCTGATACGCTTGTCGGGTTGACTCTAACATCACCGTGTTCACAAGATTCAGATGATCCGCACTCTGCCTGTAATATGACTGGAAGGCTTGCATTTGATTCGGAGCAAGCATGGGAGGCACTACGCCTCCATTAATCAGTCCCTTTTCTGCTGCGTCTCTGAGAGGCTTTTCAGCGTCTTTGAGGCCATTAATAATGGCGTTCTCCAGAACTGTTTGTAACGCCTCATCCGCATCTTTAAGCATGCTCAGTATGATCTGCTCTGTTTCCCGGTTTACCTGGCCCATTTCGGCTAACTTGGTAACTTGATACTGCCACGCTCCCTCAATATCTTTCGTGCCTTCAGCGATCATGGGGAAGTGATGCGCCAGATTGATCAATATCCGATTCACAACAGCTTCATACACTTCACCCATTGCGTTTCCTAGCTCTTCAATCGCTCTGGGGTTCATGGATCATCACTCCATCCCGCCGAAAAGCCTTGTAACCTCTACAGCATTGCTCTGCTGTTCTGCTGCGATCCGCTTTAGCTCCGCTTCTGCCTCTTCCGGAGTCAGTCCCTGTCCGTACTTCTTGTCGGTCAGGAACGTATACTTGCTCAGAAGTCCCGCTCCCACAAGCATCACACCTTCATTGATGTTCGTCTGCCTATCCTGCGTAACTCCATCATCAAAGGTAACGGAAATATCAAACCCATTCGCAACAAGACTAGCAATGCTCTGACCTTCATACTCCATGTCGTAAAGCACTGCCACATCAATAATGTTCCGCACAAGATGTTCAAGAGCGGGAACAAGCTGATTTTGCAATGTCTTGATTGTTTTGTAGGTCTTGCTGTTTTCGGAAACAACCTCTGTTGCGGTTTTAAGGCCATTGTGCTGATCAAAGGTAAATGTACCCGCAGAGAATCCTGTCTGAAGACATAGGATGGAAAGAAAAGCATTTAAAGCGGCAATATGCTCTTCCACCCGGAGTTCCACGGAGTTGTCTGTGATCTTCAGATCATCCATGTTATCCGATGCCAATGCTTCGTAGGTTTCGTCAAAGGCATCAAAGTAGCGTAATGCTCTGCCGGACTCCGGATCAACAATGGTACGCACCGCCCTGGCGGGAACAATGATGCGCTTTTTGCCTAGCCGGAACTCGCGCACAAAAGAGTCATAGCAGATATCCAAGGCATGCAGAGTCTCAAGCGCGTTACCGTAAATACTCATGCCCAAAGGGGAGTTATCATCAAGGTTATTGGCAATGGGCGTGCGCCAATAGGTGAAAAGTGACTCTGAAACCGGGATCACTGTTTCTTCTTCAAGGAAAGGGTAAATGTCTGCCAAAGGCCAGCGCACACCCAATATATCCTGCGACTCTCCGGCAGTCTCTCCCCGTGTGATCTCAGATCTATACAGTTCATTGGAGATAGTGTAGGTGAGTCCATCCCATTTGTGCCACTCCAAGCGCGTATAGTAATACCCACCCTTGGCAATTCTGGAGATGAAAACGCCTTCCCGCACCTTGGCATTATCCCAAGAGATTGGAACGAATTGATCTGCCATGGCATATCCGATGCGGATTTCCCGTGTATCCGGGATCTCATTCCCAGAATCATCCCGCCGCACCTCTGACCATGTCTTCCAAGCTGCGCCGCCCAAGGCCACGCCCTGTTCAATGCTTTCCTGTAACTTCTCTTTCAAGGCGTTATCCTTGAGGACTTTCTGCAAGAAACCATTCAGTGGGTCTGGGTGATCATCCGTGTTTTCCCACCCATGCATGGATACTGCCACCTGGCATTCTTCACCCCACACAAGGCTTGCCATTTCCGCTGAAATGGCTTTCGCCGCATTCATGTGGTACAAGTTGCGCCGCCCATCCGGATTGCCGATTGTGGGAGCGGGAATGATGTGCCATGCCTTGTAAAAGCCTTTATAAATGGCCTTCCAGATAAAGATGCCGAAATAATAATATTGATTAAACGCCGGAACGCCGCTCAGATCAAAAATTGTTTTGAACTCCCGTGCTATTCCGGTATCTGCTCCCGCTCTCTGCATCCAATCTCGCCACCTTCGCCTGATTCTTTCAAACATTTATCCTACACCCCACAATCCGTAGGACTTTGCAAAATGATTGTGACCATACCTGGTCTGGTCTAATACATGGTTGTAAGCGTCAACGGGTTCACCCCGATCATTCACGCAGTACAACCCCGCTTCTTTTACGAATGGTTCTGTGCCGTATCTCTCATCATCCACCAAGTAAAAGCGTCCATCACTGATGGATGATTGGAGCATCTCAATGCCGCACATGATCCCTTTGGATGTTCCGCGAATATCGTGTGCGTTATTATCTGCTCCCGAAGTCATCACACCGTATTTCTCAATCTCCAAGCGCAATGCCTTGCACGCCGGATCGATGTACACCGATGATTCACGCATGTACTTCTGCCGCATATAGGGGAGGAACTCCCCGCAGATGTGCTTCGCCTGGTCTGACATTGCCATCTGTGCGCCGTCATAGTACCAATTGCCTACGCAATACAGCCTATACTCTTTCGGAGTCCTGCGGAACGGATCTGCTTCACCTTTATAAGCGACAATATAAAAACCGATGCTAGTTGCATCGGTTGTTCCACCATCACCCGCCACAAACGCTTCCACGGGAGTAACGTTTGACGGAAACTCAGACAGTATGTGTTTCTCCGGAGAGAAATTCCAATAGATAACGCCCTCCGGGATCACTCTTTCCCCAAGCCAATCTCGCTTATATAGAAAAGGACTCTTCCGGCATGCGGTTTCAATTTCCAATAGCCGCTGCGGGGAGAGAACCGGATTATCTTTGCATGTCCAATGAGAGAACCGACAGTCCTGCACCTGGAGAACATTCTTGATGCACGGATCTGCGGGAGACGGAGGGTTCAGATCCGCAATGTGCCACCTGTCTTTAGCTGCGTAAGTCCTTCTGAAACACTCTTGGATCATATTATCATGAAGCAAATTGATTTCGCAGAAGTACACAGATCCGATGCTCATACCTGTTATGGCCTTGTGGCTGTCCGCTTTGCCGCCGCCTTTCCAGTACACCTTCCGGTCTCCGTCCGGCATATGGATAAGCAGATGCGCTCCGGAATCATCATGAGAGGTTCTGCAATGGCCTTTGAAGATGTGCATCAGTCCAAAACCGTCTCCATCCATGATAAGCCTGTACGCCTGTTCCGCAGAATAGGCTGTAACAAGGTGGATGGTATCTCTGCTCTGTATCAGATGCCGCGCATAACGCATAATACCCGCTGTTGTTTTGCCGCTCCTGGGCGTGCCTTCAAGCCAATCCAAAGCATGATCATAGGGGAGCATGATAAGTTCTGACTGTTTCTCTCCCCACTCAACCATTGTGCTTTCTCTCCATCTCAAACAGACTCTGAAGCAGTTCGGAATCCTTCGACTCGCTGTTTACCATGTCTCCTGTCAGATCCCGATAGGCGGCAGTCAGATCCCGGAGGCGCTTTATATCAGTCAGGTTCTTTCCTGCGGCATCATAATCCCGGTGCTCTGTCGAAGTCACTTCCGCATACTCATCAAAAAGTCTGGAAAGCAACAGCAAACCCTTGCGCTTTATGTCTGCCGCAATGGT